TTGCTTTCGGTATCAAGTATTAGGCTTAATTTATCTTTCCAAGATTTTGGTATTAACTCAAAGTCAACATCTTTGATATAGGCAATATCCTCATCGTAACGTGCATCTCTCTTGTCTCTGTCTGCTTTGAATCTTCCAACAAAATCATAATATTCTTGTTGTTGTCTTTTGTGCGATGCTTTCCTTTCCTTTGGAGTCATCATTGCTCGTTTGACCGCCTTCTTACGAAGCCTTCTCTGTTTGAAGGTCTCAATTTTGGGTATTGTGGGTTGGATACGTTGCATATTAAATAGACTTCATTGCCAAGACCATCATAGGGTCGAACATTCCACGACTCATGATTTTACGCATTGCATACGAGCGAGATATAGTGGCTGTGTCCTCTACCTTCTTAATCTCTGCCTTGGGTGCAAAAACCTTCGTAGCGCATGATGTGATACTGAGCCTTGTTCGTGCTAACGATATGTGACACCCCACCTCTCGTGCAACCTCTTTTGAAGTAACCTTTTGACCGTTGTCTAACGTGTAGATTTTAGTCTTCTTGCTACGTTTTGAGTTCCAAGGGGCAAACACTTTGGCTCTGTCAGAATGTCTTGAAAGACGACCTGATGCTGTTGCTGTAGGACAACCCACTTCAGTCGAAACCTCCAAGACCGTTGTGAATGTTCCGTCTGATAATTTATACTCTTTTTGCCATCTCAAAATAATACTCCTTGCTTTGTACGACATAACCCAAAAAATTATAACTTTGCCAAACAGGGGTTACTCTGCCTAACTCAGTAAGTTCGTTAATAAGTTCAGACTCGGTTTTGCAAAACATAGAAACAGACAACTGATTATCTTTGTCTAGTATCTCCGAGTCGGTAAAATTCTCTCTCTTTTTCTGTATGTGCATTCTATGTAAAAGAGTCTGTAATCGTGTGTCGTCCAAATACACCTTTTCTGCCACTAAAAATATCGAACCTTTGTCGATGTGTCTCTTTATTGCTTTAAGGGTTTTCTGACGCTTAATTGAGCCTAGAAACTGCAAAAAGAACATACTTGATATTACACCTACATCAGCAAGTTCGTTTAATACGTCTTCACAGTCTCCGACTATGTGTTTGAAACCATCAAATGTTTTCATGTTCACTTTGTCGATTCCAATATATTTACAATTATCAACCTTTGGAAGATTGTTTAGAAACCGACCTGTAGAACAACCTAAATCAACAGTTACACTGTCGGGCTGTGAGAACTCTTTAGCAATATGAGAAAATATGCAGTCTAAAGATTTGTAATTAGGGATAGACAGGTTGATGTGTTGGTCAAACTCTTCTTGTTCTTCAAAATTAAATGGGTCAATATTATTCATTGTCAATTTCGTCCTGTACCATTTGTATTCTAGTTCCAAGCCATTCCATTACATTTATTGCCATAGAACGCCCACAAGCCTCATATCTTTTTGATACAGGGCATTCTTCTTTAGGCTTTCCTCTGTACGGAATCTGTGTGTAGTTGTCGGGAAAACCTTGCAACCTCTCACATTCTAAAGGCGTTAATCTTCTAATAACATTATTACGTGGCACAGCACCTTCCAAAAAGACACATGGTTGTCTATTGCCACCTGTCATCGCTGTCAGAGTGGGAGAGCGCTCTTCTTTTTGTATTCTTGGCGCACCACCGTCAGGTGAACGCTGTTCAAAACATAATACTGTAGGCTTATCATTTGCTGTTAATGTGTAAGACGCACCATCTTGTTTAAATCCACTACCATTAGATTTAGTGTGGGAGGTCTGAATCGCTATAGGGTCTGTTACCAAGTCTGTAGGTGATTTGTAATCACGAGCGGCGATTTTAGATGCTACATTGTCTTGAACATATTTATCGCTTCTGACAATGCGGTGAGTAGTTTTTTCGGTATTTGTTTTCCCCTTAGTTCTGCGCGGCGGAGAATACCCCGACATTGCTTCTCGGTCAAATAGAACCTTTGCGGGATTTCTCCAATCTCCAAGATATCCGACAACGAACACACGCCTTCGTCTTTGAGGCACGGCTCTGTTATGTCGTTGTGTTCTGATGTACTGAGCGTCAAGAACCCTGTAGGAGAACCCATACCCGCATTCTGCCAACCCGCCAAGGAAACTTCCAAAATCCCTTCCTTCGTTCGAGGACAAAACTCCGGGTACGTTTTCCCAAAGTACCCATTGTGGTTTAACTCTATCAACCAACTTAATAAACTCAAGTGCGAGGTTTCCACGGTCATCCTCGAATCCTTTTCTAAGCCCTGCAATACTGAAACTCGCACAGGGAGTTCCTCCAACGATGAGGGAAACAGGTCGTTTGAAATCATCTTTTTTTATCTCCGTAAAATCCCCGAAATTATTTACATCGGGGTAATGGTAATTTAGTACAGCAGAGCGAAACTCATCTATCTCAGACAACCCTTCGCATTTCCATCCCAAAGGTTTCCATGCAACAGATACAGCGTCTATTCCACTACATATAGATAGGTAGTTCATCCTACTCATCCCTTGCCTTCGGATTCCAAGTTGGATGCCACCGCTTATAGAAT